TGTGGGCATAGCGCTCATGCGGACATAAACGCTGCGCGAAATATTGCGGCCAAGGGGACGGCTTATTTTTCAGGTGCCGCTTCATGAATTCGTACCTGATGAACGACGTTGCAATCCTAGTCACCAAACGCGAGGGGAAAAAGAAACCGCTTTCCATTGCGCAAGTGAAGGAAGTCTTAAAGTGCTTAAGACAGGTTTGCTATTTGGATTCACGCGCTGAAGTAGCGGTCAGAAAGTATTTGAGGTTGGATTGAGAACCGCACCTAAAAAACTTGGTCCTCGAACCGGAAACGGAAAGGCTACCGCGATGAAGTTACATCCTTTAGGTGAGCGCGAGTGTTTGGGGTGCGGCAAAAAAATCATCGCAAAGTTAGAGATTAGGCTTTGCAAGCATTGCAGGGGGAGGGGGTAGCGCATGATTGACCTAAAAGAATTGAAGGCAAAAGCAACGCATGCCAGTGAATGCTGTGAGCATTTATGGGTCCGTCCCGAAGCTATTCTAAACCTTCTCGACGTGATTCGGGTGCAGGGGGAGGCGCTGGAGTACGTGGCGGGCGCGAGGTGCGAACGGCATATGTGTACGTGTTACCGCGATTCTACAATCATCGCTATCAGCAAAACCCAAACGATTCTGGGGGGAGAATGAAACTCACCATGTCGCGGCGGGCCGTGGCGGCTCATTATTTTTATAGGGCTCATGGCGCTGCTTTTGATTGATCTGGGCTTTGTCACCTTTGCCGACACATCCACATCGCTTTCATCTTGGTTAAGTTACGTGGGGATAAAATCGCCCTTCATTGCGTTTGCAGCAGGGTTAACCGCCGGGCACCTGTTCCCAATGCGGGTTGAGGTTTGTGATAAGTGTGGGGAAAAGGCAGAGTGATGGATAAAGGGTTTTTGAAACAGGGAGAAAAGTGATGGCACTAGAAACACTAAAGGGACTAACGGAAATCAACGGTTGTAAAATCGTCGATATGGGGGCGCTAAAAGAATTGCACCCAGAGAAATTCAACGAATCGGGCGGCATGGATTACAAATGGTTTGAGGCCGAAGTCAGACCAAAAAACTTTATTTACGTTCGCCACGACGTGAATTCTATTTCCTTCACCATTCAAAACGGGCCGGTTGGCGCGAGTGGCGTCAATGGGTGTCAGGTCGATCATATGATTGCGGTAGCAAAAACCATGATCGAGGGACTAAACAAAAAATTCCCGTGCCGTGAAAACGCGGTCGCAATCACTAAACTCGATGAAGCCTTGATGTGGCTTGAAAAGCGAACCAAAGACCGTGTGAATCGCGGCGTTGAGGGAGAAAACAAAGTTTAAATAGTTTGGTGCGGCGGCGTGGTGAGATGTCGGCTAAGGGCGGACACGCGATAAGTCGAAAGGCGAGCTAGGGGGTTGCCGACGATACCCAAGGACTAGCGTACTGTGGGTTCGAATCCCACCCGCACCAAAACAAAACCCCCGCCGACACAATTGCCAGCGGGGGCGTCTCACTAACTCAACGACCTTGGTTAGTGAACGCACTTTACCGTTAACTGACTCACCATTAAAACTTTTTATGGGTCACGGTGAAGTGGACGACTTTTACTATAGGGGTGGGGGTTGTCACGTTAGACCGACCTCGCCGTGGCCTTTTTATCCTCGACAAACCAGGTATAAGAATTTCTAATCTCACTTGTCGGGGGACAAATGAAATTCCTATTCTTAGCCATCTTTCTCATTGCAGCGTGTAAATCAGATAAGCCTGTGACACCGAATCCTGAGTGTCCGCCTGTAAAACCTTGCCCACCGGAAAAGATTTGTCCGCCCGTAAAACCCTGCCCGCCTGCGTCTAGTAAATCAGCGGCTAACATGATCGGGGAATTTCACCTTGCGATGAAACCTTTGAATGAGGCGGCACTCTTAGACGTGTTCGCCAAGGTTCAAGCGGCAATGAGTGAGAGCAAAGATATCGTGCCAACCCTTATCAATGGCACCGTTGCAAACCCAAAAGAATATACGGGTGTGGTGTGGATTGGGAATTGTACGGCCACAATCATTGGCCCTCAAACGCTACTCACCGCGGCTCACTGCACGCGCTCAAACGTCGCCTTTTCCGTGGGTGGGAGTAAGTATTCAGGCAAATGCATGGCATCCCCTGAATATGGTAGAAACTCAACCGCTGACTACTCGATTTGTTTTATCTCTAGGCCCGTTGAAGGCGTTGAATTTGAAGTCGTAAACATTGATCCCGAATACATCGCAAAGGGTGACAAGATTTTACAATCGGGTTTTGGATGCACTAAATGGGGCAAGCAGTTAGACGGGAAATTTAGAATTGGTTTGTCCACCGTGCTCACTACCCCAAGCGGCAAATCCTACGACTACGTGACAGGACGCGGTGAGGAAGGCGAAGCGGTCTTATGCTCCGGCGATTCGGGAGGCCCTGCGTGGGGCATGGGTGACACTCGCACGAAACTTATTTCGGTGAATTCGCGTTCTAATACCACGACGCGCAGTTACCTATCAGCATTGGGTACTTCGGCCTTTCAAAGCCTGCTAAAAAACTACCAGGAAAAATATAAGACTTCGGTTTGCGGAATCGATGGCTTCGACGTTGGGTGCCGGGGTGCCGATCCCAAGCCGAAACACTTTGCGCTCCAAGCTGAAAAAGCCTATCTCGCTGGCACTATCAACAAAGAATACTCGGGCAAGGCAGATAAAATCATTGAAGCGGTGAAGCGGGCGATTGAGTAAATCTCTCGCCGTACCATAGTTATGGTATTCGTCCGTTCTCAGTACCATAAACATGGTCTGCAATTCCCCTAGCATCTAACGCGCCGAACTTAAGAAACTATACTCAAGCGCCACTTCACGCGGGGAAGGTAGGCGTTTTGATTGGGGCGTGATTAGGATGAGAGAAAAAGAGACGACACAGAGCTAAATAGTTAGTGGGGGTGGGTAGCGTCGTGTTACCTGCCCCTCCCGCATTACCCAAAGATAGGTTTAACGTTGTCCCCCCAATTGACGGGCTCAGCATAAAGCCTAAATTCCGTGGGGCCTTTTCCTTCGGGGTTCAGTAACGCTTCAAAGGCGTACTCACAACACGAAGCGCCAGCATGAAACGCGACGCCAATTTCATGTACCCAATTTAAGATGCATTCGCAGCGCGGGCACCTAGCAAAGAGTAATTCACGGGCAGAGACCACTTGAAAGTTTTTATAAACTATCGGCATCGATAACCCCTATCGCGTCATCTTGATCTGAGTCCGGGTAGTAGTTTGAAAGTCTTAAGTGAAGAAGGGCCTTGGTCGAGATCGTATTTTGATGGGTGCGATTTTGGGCAAGTAACTTCCGGGCCAATTCTCCGATTTCATCGCGGCGCGACTTACTTAAGTAAGCATGGGCTAGAGAGTAAAACGAAGCGGGGCGTAAGGCCTTGAAAGTGAGTCCGCATCCGCAAAGACAAGTCCTAGTTGGTAGTTCTTTGCTCACGGGTATTGAGGAAATGTTACATTAAAGCTAAAACCATAGGTAAAAATTATGCCTAGAATTTCAACCGCCTTAAGCTCATTGCAGCAAAAATTCGTAGATGAGTACATCAAGTGCCGAAGTAAAACCGAAGCCGCAAGGCGCGCGGGCTACACCAACGTATCTATGGCTCAAGCCGGATACCAAGCGTTTCGGGATCCTGACGTAAAAGCCGAAATCGATAGAAGGCTTGACGCCATTTCACGCAAAGTCGATTTGGAATTAGAGCACTTATTAGAAGACCTAGAAGAAATCAAAGCCAAGTGCATGCAAGCCGAAATGGTCTTTATCGACGGCCAACCTTCCGGCCAATGGCAGTTTGATTCAAGGGGCGCGCTAAAGGCGATTGAGCTTCAAGGCAAATTACTCAACCTATTTAAAGAAGGACCAAAGGTAATGGACTTAGGGCCAAATACCCTAGAGGCATTAATCGGTGGCAGCATGAAGAAAGAGGAGCCAGATGGCCAGAGTGGTGATAGAAATAGAGGATCTTCCAAACGGAAAAGTGCAAATCCGGGCAACGCCAAACTTCGAAGAAATGCTAAAGATTGATCTCTCGGGCCACGGGCTAACCAGCGCTCATGGGTACGGCATTGCGATGCTCAATCTTGCCCGGCGTGAGAGCAAAGAGAATGGCCCCTTGAACGTGGGAATGCCTAGACTTCTTAAGGCGTGACAATGCCAAGGCGCAATACCCCGCAAGATTTTTGGTCACGCGTAAAAGTTGGTGATCCATCAGAGTGTTGGCCTTGGTTAAGGTCGGCTAGCCCATCCGGTTATGGGAAAGTGTTTTATGGGGGCAAAGATTGGAGAAGTCATCGGTTAGCCTTCTTTTTAAAAAACGGATTTGCAGCGGAGTTCGTCTGTCATCGTTGTGATAACCGCCTTTGCTGTAACCCAGATCATTTATTTGCGGGTAACCCAAGAGTTAATTCGCTCGACATGAAGCTTAAAGGTAGGGCGGCTAAACAAAAAGGCGAGCAACACGGCATGTCTCGTTTTACAGAGGCGGAAATTCTTGAAATAAAAAAAGGCGTTTTGAGTGGCGTATCAAAAATCGAGCTAGCGAATAGGTTTAAAACGACTAGAGACTACATCGGTCAAATCGCTCGCGGAAAACGATGGGGGCACGTTTCGGCGTGACCCCTGCCCAAAAAAAACTAAAGGAATGGCGAGAAAACCCCGTTCGTTTCGTGCGGGAGTGTTTCGACGTTGAGCCAGACGCATGGCAAGCGGACGTGTTGGCGGCGTTTCCTAAAAATCAGCGCATCGCTATGAAGGCATCTAAAGGGTGCGGGAAATCCACTGTCCTTGCGTGGCTTGCGTGGAACTTTTTGGCTACCAGGCTACACCCTAAAGTGGCCGTTACTTCGATTAGTGCGGATAACCTAAGCGATGGTTTATGGCCAGAAATGGCTAAGTGGCAGGCAAAGTCAGAGTTTTTAAAAGCCGCATTCCAGTGGACTAAGACCAGGATCTTTGCAAAGGATCACCCCGAGCAATGGTGGATGTCAGCCCGATCATGGTCCAAGTCTTCAGACTCATCCCAGCAAGCAAACACTTTGGCCGGGTTACATGCGGACTTTTTGCTTTTTATTCTAGACGAAGTGGGCGGCATCCCTGACGCAGTAATGGCCGCGGCCGAAGCCGGTCTTTCTACTGGGATTGAAACCAAGATCATCATGGCCGGTAACCCCACTCACCTTGAAGGGCCTCTATACCGGGCAGCAACAACCGAAAGACATCTTTGGCACTTGGTGGAGATCACGTCCGATCCAGATAACCCAAAGCGCACGCCGCGTGTATCCGCGCAATGGGCAAGAGAACAAATCGAGAAGTACGGCAAAGATAACCCTTGGGTCTTAGTTAACGTTTACGGGCAATTTCCGCCTAACTCTCTTAATACCTTGCTTGGACCCGACGAAGTGACCGCGGCTATGCGGCGTCATTTAACTCAAGACCAATATGACTTTTCGCAAAAGCGTTTAGGGATAGACGTTGCCAGGTTTGGCGACGATAGCACGGTTATTTTTCCGAGGCAGGGGCTCGCTGCGTTTAAGCCAATTGAAATGCGCAACGCAAGAAGCAATGAGGTCGCGGCTAGAATCGCCCAAGCTAAGGGGAAGTGGGAAAGTGAGCTTGAGTTTGTGGATGATACAGGTGGCTTTGGAAGCGGCGTGATTGATTCGCTAATTCAAGCCGGGCACTCGCCAATACCGATTAACTTCTCATCAAAAGCCATGGATCCTAGATATCTTAATAAGCGCGCTGAAATGTGGTTTCTTATGGCTGAGTGGGTTAAACGGGGCGGCGCATTGCCGAACGTCCCCGAGCTTGCAAGAGAACTCACGACACCAACATACACATTCCAAAATGGGAGATTTAGAATCGAAGAGAAGGATCAAATCAAAGAACGCCTTGGCCACTCTTGCGACTACGCCGATGCCCTGGCACTCACCTTCGCCATCCCTGATATGCCAAAAACGCTGCGCATTCCGGGCACAGAATTTCGCCCAAGCGCTCCAAAAGAATACGATCCTTATCAAGAACGAGCATAAATAATTGTCATCGAAAACCAATCTGCTATTGATTATCCCAATACTTTAATTCGATACTAAGATTTTAGGATGGGACAGTTAAAGGGGGGAGTCGTGAAGTTTGGGTTTGAGTTTTCTCGCCACTGAAACGCAAATCAGCTTCCAGTTGGAGCGCTGCACCGAAGACTTACTCAATGACCTACGCCCATTGTTTAAGAAACACTTCGACGAAGTAGCCCCAATTAAAGACTTCCCCCTTAATCCCAACTACGAGGCGTATTTAAAATTCGAAGAGTGGGGAGTGTTGAGGATCTTCACGGCAAGAAAGGCGGGCCACGTTGTGGGTTACGCTATTTTTTTTGTGAAAGAATCCCTACACTTTAAAGACCTCTTCGAAGCGGTGCATGACTTACTCTTTATCGAGAAGCCGCACCGCAAGGGAATGATGGGTTATCGGTTCATCAAGTGGTGCGATGAACAATTAAAGGGGGAGGGGGTAAAAATGGTTTTTCATCACGTACCCCATACCTACGATTTTTCTAACTTACTCAAACGCCTTAACTACGAATTAGTCGATTTCGTATACGGCAGAAGGCTTGCGTAATGGGAAGCTCCACAAAGGTAACTGCCCCCTCTACCTCATCCGCCGAGCCATCCACGCCTAGCGCGTCTTCGGTTCGCGGCATCGCGGTGCCAGGTATCGGAGGCAAAAAGCTAGAGGTGGCCAAACGAACCCCAACGCCACAAGAGCAAAGGGTTATCGATCAAAACACGGAGAAGATCAAAAAAGAGGCCCCGTTGTGGAACGATCCTAATTGGGTGGCTCAAAAAAACCTTTTAGATCAGATGAAAATTCAAAGCGCCAAAGAGAACGCGAAGAATAAGCAAATCACCGAAGAATTTAAGCCCAAGCAAAGAAACAAGGCGACCAAAGCTCAAGAGGATGCAGCGGGTAGAGTTCCGCTTTTGGGTGGCCCCTCTTCTTTCCAAGGCTTTCAACGCAAAACACTTTTGGGGCAATAATGGAACTTACCCTTCGCCAAGAGTTGAACCTCTTAAAAGCTCAGTTAGATTCTGAGTTCTCTTCGTTTAAGCCCCACTACCAAGACTTAGGCGATTACTTCTTGCCCCGCCGCGCGGAGTTCCAAGTCACCGACACAAACCGCGGGGATCGTAGAAATCAAAAGATTTTTGACACAACGCCGCTCTTTTCGGTTCGCACGCTCCAATCGGGACTTATGAGCGGCATCACTTCTCCCGCGCGCCCCTGGTTTACGCTTACGGTTTCAAAGAAGGAACTAAAAGAATTTGGCCCGGTGAAGCGCTGGCTTAGTGACGTGACCGATCTTATGCGGTCAGTTTTCTTGCGCTCCAATCTTTATAACGCCCTTCCCATCGCCTTTGGGGACTTAGGCGTTTTTGGCGTGAGTTGTATCTTAATGGCCGAAGACTTCGAAGAAGTGGTGAGGTTTTACCCTCAACCTATCGGAAGTTACCGTTTGGCTAATAGCGCGAGACTCGGGGTTGATACCTATTACCGAGAGTTTAGAAAGACCGTTCGCCAATTGGTTGAAGAGTACGCAGACCGCAAAAACGGCAAAATCGTTTGGGATAACTTCTCCGAGCACGTGCGTCGTCTTTACGAGAATAAGCATTTTGAAACGTGGATTGATGTGGGCCACGTGATTCGCCCTAATCGGAACTTCGACCCAAGTAAGCTTAATTCTAAGTTCAAGCGCTTTGAGAGTATCACGTTTGAAACGGGCGGATCGGGCTTAGCCAGTAATTACCTCTCAGGTGAGAAGGAAACTTTCTTACGCCAATCGGGGTTTGATTTCTTTACCCCGCTTTGTCCGCGATGGCAGACCAACGGCGAGAGCGTCTATGGCACTGACTGCCCCGGCATGATTGCCCTTCCCGACAATAAGCAATTGCAGCTTGGGGAGAAGAAGGTCTTAAAGGCCATTGATAAAAGTATCGATCCTCCGATGAAAGGCCCGACACACTTACGCCAAGTAAAGCACTCGATTTTACCGGGGGATATGACCTACACGGATGAGCGCGGGGATCAGGGCGGTTACCGGCCGGTTCATGAAATCAATTTCCGCTTTGCTGAGATTGAGAACAAGCAAGCGCAAGTCAGAAACCGTATCCAACGCGCTTTCTTTGAAGACCTATTTCTCATGCTGGCCGCTAGTGACCGGCGCAACATTACAGCTAGAGAAGTTGAAGAGCGGCACGAAGAAAAGCTTTTAGCTTTGGGGCCTGTGCTTGAGCAATTAAACCAAGACTTACTTGATCCGCTTATTTCCAACACGTTCCAAATCATGTTGCGTCAGGGGATTGTGCCGACGCCGCCCGAAGAACTCCAAGGCGTGCCACTTAAGATTGAGTACATTTCCATCATGGCCCAGGCGCAAAAGCTTGTGGGCATCTCGTCGATGGAACGCTTCATGACTTACGTCACCACGACCGCGGCCAATACTCAAAACCCGAGCCTCTTGGATAAAGTCGATACCGACCAATTCATTGATGAGTACGGGGATTCGCTAGGGGTGCCGCCTAAAATGATTCGCAGTGACGATGAAGTCGAAGCGATTCGGGCGCAACGAGAAGAAGCTATGCGCCAACAACGTGCCCAAGAGGCAATCCCGGCAATGGCGGGAGCGGCTAAGTCTCTTGCTGGCGCGGACATGGAAGGCGACAACGCGCTCACGCGATTAATCGATGAGGCTAATTCCGGGAGCTTGGTTCAAGGCGCATGAAAAAGGCATTGGTTGGAAACGCAGCGGATCCGCAACAAGTTAAAGATGCGGCATTAAAGGAACGGCTAAACCTTCGGGACGAAGCCAAAGACTTAAGAGACATTCTCGAAATGCCGCAAGGACGCAGATTTATTTGGAAGCTTTTAGAAAAGACGCGGGTCTTTTCGGCCGGATTTTTAGAACCAAACCTTCTTACGTTTCGAGAAGGTGAGCGCAATGTCGGGGTCTTTTTGCTGGGTGAAATTCAGAAAGCTAACCCTGACTCGCTTATTCAAATGATGAAAGAGGCAAACGATGAATGAAGAAGTAACCACGCCTAGCACTGAAGAGGCTAGCCCTGGTAGAACGCCACTACTAGGTGAAGAGGCCCCAAAAGAAGGGCAAAAAGTAGAGGCGACGGCCCCTAAAGAGGGGGAAAAGCCCAAAGAAGGCGAAGCTCCAAAAGAGGGGGTGAAGCCCGAAACGCCAAAAGCTCCGATTAAGTATGAGCTAAAGCTTCCTGAAAAATCAGTTTTAGACGCGAGCCACCTAGAGAAAGTAGCGTCCTTTGCTCAGGCGCGAGGATTCTCCCAAGAGGATGCGCAAGCGTTGGTAAACAGCAACCACGAGTTAGCAGCTCAAGCGGTCGCTGATTACGCAAAGTCACACGAACCTAATGGCAAGGAATGGAATCGTCTTTATGACGAGTACCAAGACTTGGCGATGAAAGATAAAGAGATCGGTGGAAGCATCGAGAACTTGAAAAAGCACGCCGAGCTTGCGCGACGAGTTATTGAGCGGTTCGATACCGAAGGGCAATTGCATTCGATGATGAATACAAGCCCGATTGGTAACCATCCCGCAGTCATTAAGGCGCTTGCTAAGATCGGTAAGGCCATGAGCGATGACTCTTTTGTCTGGGGTGAAAAACAACCCAAGACGAAATCCATCGCTGATAAGCTTTACGGGGACGAGCAACAATGAGCCAGCTAAACCCGTCGACGGTAAAGCTTTACGAGACAATTCTTCGTCACGTGAAGGGAATTATTTCGGCGTGTGAGGTATGGCTTAGAGAGAAAAAAGAAATAAACTAAAATAAAACCACTACCAGTAGCTCGCCCGTCCTAGCCCGGCTTTTAAGCCCGCCTAACGACATTTGAAGCCACCTAATGGTCAACCACTAGGAGTTTCAAATGGCCGCAATTGGCTCAAGCGTTACCACGCTTTTAGACGTAGCAAAAATGACCGATCCCGATGGCAAGGCCGCTGCCGTTGCCGAGCTTCTTTCCCAAAGCAACGAAGTGTTGCTTGATATGGATTGGAAAGAAGGAAACCTTCCCACGGGCCACCGTACCACGGTGCGCACTGGGCTTCCGACCGTCGCATGGCGCTTGTTGAATCAAGGCGTGTCTGGCTCAAAAAGCACGACCGCTCAAATCGACGAGCAATGCGGTATGCTGGAAGCTTGGTCCGAAGTCGATAAAGACTTGGCTGAACTCAATGGCAATACCCAAGCCTTCCGCTTGCAAGAAGCGGCGGCTTTCGTTGAAGCCATGAACCAAGAGTTCGTCCAAACTCTTTTCTACGGCAACACTTCGGCTAGCCCCGAAGAATTCACTGGCCTTTCGATTCGCTATTCGGCGACTTCGGCGGCCAATGGCCAAAACATCATCAAAGCAGGCGGTGCCGGATCGGACAATTCGTCCATGTGGCTCATTTGCTGGGGTGCCAACACCTTGCACGGTATCTACCCCAAAGGGTCGAAAGCCGGGCTCATCCACGAAAACCTTGGGCTTGTGACCACGCAAGACGCGACCGGCATCGGTGGCGCGAAATTGCGCGTGTACCAAGACCACTGGCAATGGAAGTGCGGTATTGCTCTTCGTGACTGGCGCTTTGCCGTCCGTATTTGCAACATCGACATTTCTAACTTGGTAGCCAAGTCTTCGGCGGCGGATCTCGTCGACAAGATGATCATGGCCATGCACCGCATTCCTTCTTTGGGAATGGGTAAATGCGCCTTCTACGCTAACCGCACCGTAAAACAAATGCTGGATATCCAACGCCGCGACGACGTGGCCGCGGCTGGCATGACCTACGCGGATGTCGACGGCAAACCCGTCATGAGCTTCCGCGGAGTGCCGGTGCGCACGGTGGATCAATTGCTCGAAACCGAATCGGCGGTTTCGTAATTGGTTATTGGCTAAAACAACAAACCCTTTGGGAGAAAAAAGAATATGATTCTTGATTCACAAATGAAACTAAGCGCCGCGCAAGCCTTCACGGCTACCGCGGTAACCACTAACGCATACGACACGGCCGCTGCCGGTAACGACGTCACGATTGGGGAACCTCTCGTGATGGTTGTGAAAGTGACGACCGCGGCGGATTCGACCACGGGCGATGAAACCTATTCTTTCGACGTGATTGAATCGGCTTCGTCGAACTTAGGATCGGCCAACGTTCTTGCCCGTCGCACCATTGCGGCGTCGGCTTTGACGGCGTCCAGTATCCACTACGTGCCGGTGCCTCAAGGTGCCAAAACGTTGCGGTATTTGGGTGGACAAGCGACCTTGGGCGGAACTACCCCCAGCGTCACTTGCGACATCTACTTCCAGCCCGCGAGCATGATCCAAAACTACAAAGCTTACGCGGACGGATTCACCATTTCGTAATTTAACTCTTAAGGGGTGGGGCAATGCCTCACCTCTTAACACTTAAACCATAGAAGGAACCATGAAAGTAAAAGCGTTAAAGACCGGGTACTACAATCACAAGCGCCAAAAGCCAGGCTCTATCTTTGAATTAGAGCCCTACGAAGTCGTAGACGAAAAAGGCAAAGAAAAGACCGTAAGCGTTGAAGAGCAATTCTCTCCGCGCTGGATGGTTAAAGTCGTGACCAAGAAA